TTACCGACTTATCATACAAATCACACGCCAGAAAAGTTCTTGATGCTATCGAAGCTACGATTGAAGGTACGGCAACGCAATCACAGTCCGAAATGACCATTAACGGTCGATCGATCAAGTATTTTTCTCCCGAGCAACTCCTAAAACTACGATCTACCTATAAGCGCGAGATAGCTAACGAGGAAGCGTCAGACCGTATTAGAGCAGGGTTAGGCTCAAAAAATAAAATATTGGTGAGATTCTAATGTTTGAAGGCTTAATGGCACGTTTCGGATACAAACCAACCGATCAAAAGAACGCAAAACGCAATTATTCAGGGGCGAACATCGGGCGACTATTCTCCTCTTGGCAGGCATTCAGCCAGACCGCAGACCGCGAAATACAATCATCTATCACTGTATTACGATCACGCGCTCGTGAACTCTCACGGAATAACGACTATGTAAAAAAATACCTCGAGATGGTGCGTAAAAACGTCGTAGGCTCAAACGGTATTACCCTGCAAGTGCGAAGTAAAGACCCCAAAGGGTCACTCGACACTATGGCTAATTCTATGATAGAGGATACTTTTTATAAGTGGGGTAAAAAGGGTAATTGTGACGTGACCGGTCGCTATTCGTGGCGCGATATTCAGAACTTATTCATTGAATCAGTTGCAACAGACGGAGAGGTTTTAGTCCGCATTTTATTTGACCGAAAAAAAGGGTTACAGCTTCAATTAATCGAATCAGATATGCTAAATGAGCGTTTAAATGATATATCTCGCCAAATATCTATGGGTATTGAATATGACGATAATGGAAGGGCTATCGCGTATCACGTTTTCAAGTATCACCCTTCATCCCTTCAATCAACTACTTTAGGGAATAAGGTAGAGCGTATCCCTGCGGATGAAATAATCCACGCCTTTATTCCTTCACGATCAAGTCAAGGGCGTGGAGTTACGTGGCTACGTACCGCGATGACACGGTTGAAAATGTTAGAGGGGTACGAAGAGGCGGAACTAACTGCCGCCCGTGTCGCTGCCGCTAAGATGGGATTCTATACCTCTCCCGCAGGGGAAAGCTATCACGGTGACGATGACGACAACGGCACGCCCATTCAGGATGCAGAGCCGGGAGCATTTGAAGTTTTACCAGAGGGATGGGATTTTAAAACATTTGACCCGTCTCACCCAACAACAGCATTCGCTGAATTTGTTAAATCTACTTTGCGCGGTGTTTCTTCAGGGTTGGGAGTCTCGTATAACTACTTATCAGGCGATTTAGAGGGCGTTTCGTACTCTTCAATCCGTGCGGGAGTATTAGATGAGCGCGATACGTGGCGCGACATTCAAGCGTGGATGATTGAGACGTTATGCGATAAAGTATATGAAAAATGGCTCGAATACGCACTTTTAACCAAAAATTTACCTCTTCCGATCGAAAAATTCGACAAATTCAACGCGGGTACATGGCAACCGCGCGGATGGGCATGGGTAGATCCGTTAAAAGACATGCAGGCTTCAATTTTGGCGATCAACGCAGGACTAAAAACTGCTCAAATGGTCGCAAGCGAGCAGGGATTAGACATTGAGGATGTATATCTCCAACTTTCACAAGAGGCGGCAATGCGTGAAAAACTTGGAATTAAAACAGATTTTAACTTAAAACAGGAGGCGATCGATGCACAAAACCAAAACAACAACGCGACAGATTGAACCTCAATATCGTAGCTTTCCAATAAGAGCTTTCGATAGAGAGAAGCGAACAGTTGAGTTGTCATTTTCAAGCGAAGAACCATACGAAAGACCGTGGGGTATTGAAATACTTGATCATTCACCGGGGGCGGTGAATTTGAGCCGTCTAAATAAAAAAGCCCCTCTTCTAATGGATCACAATACAAAAGATCAAGTGGGGGTTCTGTCTAATGCCGCTATCTCATCAGAAAGGAAAGGTGTGGCAACCGCTCGCTTTAGCCGCTCGGTACGCGGTGATGAGATATTTCAAGACGTATTAGATGAAATCAGAACCAACTCTTCCGTAGGGTACGAAATCAATAAGATGGTACTAGAAGGAAGAGAGAACGGTATTGATGTGTATCGGGTTATTGAGTGGACTCCCTTTGAGGTGTCAATTGTATCAGTCCCTGCTGATACATCGGTGGGCGTTGGTCGCGCTCATGATGAATCGCGGGCTACGGTAACAGTGGTCGTCGTTGAGACAGATGATGATGATGAAAATGAAAATGAAAATCAAATTGATGAAAGTGAGGATGTAATGGACGAAGAAAATACAGTAGTTCCACCAGTGGAAACAGAAGAAAAAGCGCTTGGAAAACCATCCAACGATGCAGGGGAAATCCTTTCACTCGGTGAGCGTTTTGAGCAACGTGACGCGGCAATTGAAGCCGTCAAAAGTGGTTTACCACTCGAATCATTCCGTGTTCAAGTCATGGATCGAATTGAAACAAAACAAAAGGAGACAAAAGTGAATTCAAACTCAGGTGATTTCTTAACTGAAAAAGAAAAAGGCGAATATTCATTGATGCGCGCGTTGCGTGATGCGGCAAACGGCAAGCGTGATACATTCGAAATGCGTGTAGGTGAAGAGGCGGCACGCGCCAACGGTATCGAAGCTCGTGGGCTTTATATCCCTGCTGATATGTTAATGCGTACTATGTCGGTAACGGATACTGGTTTCGGTGGTAATACCGTTGCAACAAACATTGCAAGCGGTTCATTCATTGACATTTTGCGAAGTAAATCGGTTGTTATGGCGTTGGCCACAAAGCTTGATGGCTTAGTCGGTAACGTTCAAATTCCTCGTCAAAGCGGTGCGTCAACAGTTTATAAACCTGCTGAAAAAGTGGCAATTACTCAAAGTGACGTTGCGACTGACTTTATCACACTTGCTCCTACTCGTTATGGTGCATCGGTTCCGGTTACAAAACAACTTTTGATGCAGTCATCTTTAGCGGTTGAGAATATGATCCGCAACGACATCGCGGCTCAAATCGCTCTTGCTATCGAATCGGATGTTATCGCGGCGATTCTATCAGGCGCTACGACTGTGCCACTCGGAACAAATGGAGCCGTTCCAACTTGGCAAAACTTTATCGATCTTGAGACAGCTGTAACAGCAGCTAACGCAGACATGGGTCGCCTAGCGTATCTCGTCAACGCTAAAGGTCGCGGTAAACTCAAATCAACTCCAAAAGTAGCAGGGTTCCCTGAATACATCATCGACAAAGATGGAGCAATCAACGGATATGAGCAACTCATGACCAACCTTGTACCATCGAACCTAACCAAAGGTACAGGTACAAACTTATCGGCAGCAATCTTTGGAAACTTTGACGATGCTTTAATCGCTACATGGGGCGGACTTGATATTATCATGGACGTATACACCCAAGCGAAAGAGGGAATTATTAATATCACCGCTGATCAATTCGCAGACTATGACCTACGACATACTGCAAGCTTCGCAGCTATCAAAGACATGGTAACAGTTTAATAATGACTGATTACGAAGCACTCGTTAACTCCCCAATCGGGGAGGACTGCACTATCGATGGAATTAGCGCACGTTGCATATTTGACATCGATGGCGGTGAATATGAGGAGAGTGTGCCGACGCTTCGCGTGCCGGTATCTCAATCCATAACGAGTGCTTCGGTTGTAATCGTTCGCGGTAAAACGTACGGGGTGATATCCATACTTGATGATCCGTTCGGAGAGCGTAAAGTTATCTTAGGAGATATTCTATGAGTATGGGCTATTACTTAAATGAGACAGACGCGCGCACCGATATAGTCGGGGCGATAAAGCCTATTTATGGGAATTGCTCCTTATTCGTAGCAGAACGAAGCGCGGTTAATTTAGGGCTTAGAGAGGTTATCTTTGTTGCTCGTGTTCCAAAAGACGACGCGAAGAGCGAAGAGGCGGTTAATGCTTTATTTGCTCTCCAAATCGCTCAACCAGCACAGCGGTTGGAATGGCAGGGTACGAAGGTTGATTTTCTCAATGATAACGAGACAGAATATCTTATGATTAAGGCGGTAATCACAAATGGAAACTGAACAAGTAACTATTGAATATATGACTACCATCATTGTTGATGGTATCGAATACAGCGGAACAGTGACGGTCGATGAGGCAACAGCTGAAACGCTCAAAAACACAGGAAAGGCGGAATAAATGGCAGTTCAACAAACGCTAAAAAACACGGTTCTAGCGAAATCGGGCGGGCTTCCAACGGCAACGGATATTATCACAACTAACGGGATTGTTTTCGTAAACCCAAAAATCAAATCCGGCGATTATGATGATGTCGGAGCGGGTACTATGGGTACTAAAAAAACCTATATCGACCCTAACTATATTACGGCAGAATTTGACATCCCAGTACAAATCAAAAAAACTTCAGCCCTTGGAGTGGCTCCAAAATTATCAGCTTTGTATAAATTTTGTGGGCTAAGTGAAAATATCGTAGCTTCCACAAGCGTTGCATATAAGCCTGGGGGAATTACTACGGGCACAGGGCAGGTTAAGGCCTACGTAGATGGATATGTACGAACTATTACAGGAATGGTTGGGAATCTAAAACTAACGGGTAAAGTCGGAGAGCCTCTTGGAGGTACATTTAGCGTTAAAGGGTTTTTAGCAAGTGCGGCGGCAATCGCTGAGGCTAACCCATCGGTAACGCTTGATACGCTTAATGCACCTATCGTATCTCTTGTGTCGGTTGTCACAGCTGGCGGTACAACTCTAAACGCTGATAGCTTCGATTTTGACTTGGGTAACAATATCCCATCTCCAACTTATGCGGTAAGTAAAAATGAGTACTATATCGCAGATTTTGACCCAACACTTACAATTACGGCGGTTAAAACAGTCGGAACAGATGAGTCGGCATGGACTGATTTCGCCGCTGGAACAATCCGTGCGGTTCTAATTCAGATCGGTTCAGCTGGATCAATGGTTGAGTTAAGTGTGCCTTATGCGATGGTAAAAGACCTATCAGAGGCAGACGACAGTGGAAAAGTAAAACTCACGCGTACTTTCCGCGCTCAAGCATCGGCCGGGGGAGATAACTTCACGATTACTTACAAGTAATCTGAGGGGTTAGCCTTCCCCTCGCAAAAAAGGCAAAAAAACGTTTTCGAAAACATTTTAAATAAAAAGGCAAAAAATGAGTAAAGTTTACAGTGCAAAACGCGATACAATCGAAATCACTTATGAGTTTGCGGACGGTTCACAAAATCAGTTAATCGTGTGTTCAATCTCCACGAAAGAGGGGAAAGAACTAAGCACTATTGTTAAAAACGAAGACGCTACAATGTCTGATTTTTTCGAGAAATTAGTTCCGCTACACCTCCAAAAAAACGACCCAAGCATTGTTGAAAAGGTAATGAGTGAGCAACTAAACGAGGGCAATATTATTGATTTCGGAAAATCACTAAGTAAAGCAATCGAAGATGCAAAACAAGAAAAGGGAAACGACTAAACCGCTTTGCAAGAGAGTACGCAAGCGGACAAAGTTTCATTCATCTTTCGGAATATTTGAACAATCTCGAAGATGATGCGGTGATGATCCCAAGAGATGAAGAAGAAGCACTTGTTATCAGGTGTTTCACCCTCTCTATAAAAGGGGGGATGAGTGGCATTGAAGTGGACTATCCAATCATTAGGGATTTTTCCAAAAAATACTCGTTAGATTCAATAGAATTGTTACAGATAATCAAATCAATGGCGGGGGAGTATAGTAAAAATGGCTGATACGCAGTTAAAAATCTCTATATCTTCACTCCTTGATAACAGCGGATTCGATAAGGCTAATAAGTCTATTGGGGACATCGGTGTAAGCTTAAAGAGCTTAGATAGTGTCGCTAAATCAGCAGCAGGAGCAATCGCCGGGTATTTTGCCTTCAGTTCTTTTAAGGATGGCATCAAAGGAGCGCTTGATTACGCCGAAGCCATTAACCACGTCCGACAATCTTCCGGTATGAGTGCCGATCAACTGTATGCTTTAAATGCCGCCGCTAAACTTGCAGATGTTGACTTTCAATCCTTAACAGCTATGACATCTAAGTTTGAAAAAGGCTTAGGCGAAGCCTCAATGGGGACGGGCAAAGCAAAGATAGCACTTGACCATCTTGGGTTATCGCTTCGTGACTCGCAGGGGAACATGGTCGGTTCATATGACCAACTTGGAAAGATCGCCGATAAATTTAAAGAGATGCCAGACGGAGCGTCAAAGACAACTATGGCTATGGAGTTGTTTGGAAAATCTG